AATTTTTCCAGCGGTAGAGTAAATCTACCGTACAATAAGTTGAATACGGGATCACGTCCCATAATGGCTCGGGGTGGTTTCATCTCAGCATATTTCTCATTCTTAATAAAACAACTAATATCGGCATCACGCAAGGGATTGAACTTGCGCCGAATCATGGTTTCCACTGCTGCATCGTACCTCTTGCGTACGCTGCCCGTCCTCGACGAAATAAACTCCTCCAACGTGTACGGTGTTAACACGCCGGAGTTTTGGGCTAACATGTCCTGCGCTAGTTCATCGAGGATATTTTCAACAACGGACTGGTCGTAAGTCACATCGTTGTCGGTCGTTTTCAGATACCGATTCCTAAGCGCAGCTACATCATTGTGACAACAATTACGCATAACAAGTGGTCTACTCTGTTCCAGATGTGGGATCCCAAAACAGTGAAGATATTCAGTTTCAACACACTTGTATGTCATTCTGTCGTCCAGCATCGGACACTTCCAAGCAGCCAAAGGGGCGAGCCTAACTCCTCTTTGGCAAATGGTGGAAATTTTCTCTATGCTGAGTGTCCGGTAATTGGGCCTGTTCACAGACTGCGTCGGAAAATGGAACAGGCCACCCAGAAACCCGGGTACCTACGACGTCCAATTTTCCTACCAGTCTGCAATAAATCCTTAGTCCAATCATTCGCCACAAACCCGACAGTGCTAGCATCTCTATGAACATCCTCAGCCGTATGCTGTTTTAGATCTGTCTCATTGAAAACGTGCCATTGCACCATCAGTTTATTCATGTGTGCGAAAACCAATTTCTCATCAAACACACCGTTAGTCGTATACTCATCGCGCCGCCTCTTCTGGCGGAGCAGGAAATCATACGCCGGTTTATTGATTTGCATGCGTATGTCACCTTCAGAGTTATCCTGCTGGATGTTGACTCCAAAAGCTAACTCAGTAGCATCGACGCCAAAGTCACCATAATTAAACTGGCGACGTCGGCGTCCAAACTTCTCAAGGAAAGGGTGATAAAATTTCCGTTTTTCCTGGTACTGCGGCATGTTGGGTGGCGCGCCCACCTGCTCAATGACCAGATCTATCCAATCCGACGGTCGGGGTCGGCAACCAACAATGTCACCAAACGGTAAGGCGACATAATCTGCTGGTGCCACACTGGGGCCAAAACGGACGAACCCATCTTCATCTAGGCCGACATCAAAATGTCGGTCATCAGGTGACTCAAATATATCAGCCAACCAGCGTCCTTTCACGACGCCGCCAGGCCTCAATAAACCAACCGGGAACTCGGGTGGTTCAGGGGTCACACAAAGAAATGGGGCAGGATCTGGCATTGGAAGACCAGTACTTACTGGCTCATAACGCCCACACCTAACACAATTATGTTCGTGATAAACGCAGCCACCGCCGACACACTCAACAAACTTGTTGAATTGCCTGACAGCCGGCCTGCGAGACTTCAAACGTGAAGCCATTGGTGTCCTCGCGGTTCCCAGACGATCAACTGGGGCGCCCCCGGACAAGGGGCTCGCTTGGTTGCTGGATCCATTGGTGCTAACTGAGGGGCTTCGCTCCGACCCCGCAGACGGCTTGGCATTGGCGCGACCCAATGCTTTACCCACCGCAACTCCAACCACGTTTTTCTTAGACATGAGGGAACGACCACTCATGTTGCAGTAATGCTAGCA